ATGAAATTCATGAAAACCACAGACCAAATACTATCCCAATTTTTTTATGAAAGAAACAGCAGTGAAAGTACAATAACAAATTATACAAGAGGCATAACACACTTTGAAAAATACACTGGAAAAACACTACCTGAATTACTAAACATTGCTGATGCAGAAGAAACACAAAATATCAACTGGAAAAATAGTACATTAAGACCAATATTAATAGATTACAGAAGATACTTATTTGAAAAATACATGAAAAAAACAGCAGAATTATACTTAACAGCAGTATTAAGTATTTTCCGTCATTTTGAAATAAATATTCCACGACTACCTTATTTCAGTATGGCTAATGTGAAAAAACCAACACCCATATTGCCTAATGAATTACCTGATCGTGAATTATTAAAACATATTATTGAAATCAAAAATCCTTTACTAAAAGCAATAACATTATTCATGTCAAGCAGTGGAGTTAGCCGAGTAGATACATTAAAAATCACTATAAAAGATTATCTTAAATTTACAAAAGAATTTCACCATAGTAATGATATTTTCACAGCTATTGAGAAGATGAATGATTCTGAAATAGATATTATACCTACTTTTTATTTGAAAAGACAAAAAACTAATCAAAATTTTTATACTTTTTGCAGTCCTGAGGCTGTTGAATCTATTAATAATTACTTATACAGTAGAACAGATGATTTCAATAAGAATAATAAACTTTTTAAAATTCAGGATAGGTATTTAAATAAAATTTTTAAAGAAGTTAATGATCAATTAGGCTTAGGTAAAGCTGGAACTTATTCACGTTTTGCTCCTCATATGTTGAGACGTTATCATGCTACGCAATTAGCTGAAGCGGGTATGGGTTTAGATAAGATTAATTTGTTGGAAGGTCGTAAAGTTCCTGGTGTTGCACATGAATCATATATACGAATTAAACCAGAAGTGTTAAAAGAAGAGTATATTAAGTGTTTACCTTATTTGGTGGTTGAGGATATTAATAAAGTACGTACGAAGTTGGATGTTGCTGTTGAAGAGAATGAAAATTTACAAAGTGAGAATGATACTTTGAAAAGTGAGCTTAATGATATTAGGTCCAGGCAGGATAATTTGGAGCGTATTATTTATGATGGTCTGGGTGATGAGTTAATTAGTAAAATTAACAAACTACTATAAAATCATGTTTTTTGTTGAACACTAATTTCCTAAACACATTGTGTTTCATTTTTTAGTGGTGAACAATTAACCATATTTTATTTTATTTTATTAAACAAATGCTTATTTATGTGGTTATTTAATGAATAGAAATATTTATATGCTTTATAAGATAAAATAATAAATAAGAAAAAGAATTGATTTTTTATAATTAAAGTGGGGTCGTAGAAGTGGCAGCTTCTCACCCACTAGGTTATAAAAAAATTAGAAATCTCAAGAGAGATACTAATGGAAAGATTCATAACCTATTATAATGTAAGATGTAAAAACTATTTAAAATTATTGTTTAATAATTTTGATAGTCCTCAGGTAGAGGTTGTACCATACCATATATTAGCGAATGCTATCGTCAAAAAAAGAGTTTTAAAATTTAAAAAAATAATAAAAGAAGGTTATTCTAATTTTTTAGCTATTACTGTTATTTCACCATCTGTGACATCCACTTGCCAATCCATTACGTCACCTGCTTCTACTTTTAAAAGTTTTACAATTTCTTTAGGTAAACCCACACGAAGGGAGTTGGTTTTTGGGTTCGCATAATTGATTTTCGATGTATAATTAAACATTAACATAACCTCCTATCTATGTTTACTTATATTAATATTTATAAAAAGGTAGTAATAAAGATTACTTTTTTAAAAGAAACCTAAAAAGTAACCTTTATATATTAGTTAATTCATACTAATAAATAACAAGAATTTTTTTTAAGAGTGGCAGCTCTTAATTAATTCTTAAAAAAATCTAATGGAAAGATTAAAATGACTAAGTTTGATGACTCTAAAAAAGAGGAGATTCTTAATAATCTCACAAATGAAGAAAAAGACAGAATAGTAATAAAATACTTCGAAATTGCGGACAACCTCCCAAAAATAGGAGTTGATTCCGAATGAACGGACGCTATGAAATCAGCAAAGAAGTTGTACCTGGTGTACTCCGTGAAGTAGTCTTCACAGCAGATAATATTGAAGATATTAAACATGAACTTTCAGGGTACATGGTTTTAGATGATCTTCAACCTGGAGAACTTTTCAAACAATACACTGTAACTGATGCTAAAACTGGTGCTGTAAACTTGGAGGTGTTCTCATGAACACTTCCTTTGAAAAGTTGAGAATACCACAACTAGAATCAATCTACAATGGTGTTACTCACAAAAAAGAGACCCTACAGCAAAAAATGGCAGCTGACATGGATAGGTCAGGATACTATGATATTCTACCACGTAACTATGGGGTTTTACCTATCGAAAAATGCAGCTTACACGACATACAACTCTTAGAAGAGTTGCATGAGAAAGCCTTTGACGTGTTTTGGACCATTCAGAAGAAAAAAGCAGCTGAAAATGGTACTTTAGAACAGTATTATGCTGCTTTTAAGTTTTATAGTTTCATGGATGTATTGTCTGATGAAGAGCAGGATAAAGTTTATTCTAAGGTAAAAGATTATTGTAATCAATCTATGAGTTCTCATAAAATCATAGGTTGCATTATGGATGCACCGAACTTCTTGGAAGAGGTGGTGATGCCTTTATGAGTAGACCGTATATGACTAGAGAAGAAAAATTAACTCTTCCATCTCATCCTTTTTGGACTGTTGATGAAACAAAAGAAATTGAACGCATATTATTCAAAAAAGGGTATCATGTGATTGTCACTACTACCCGTTTAGGTTGTGACCGCAAAGAACATGATGCTTGGGTCGTCCCAAGAATGGATGTTGGGGTGATTGTTGAACAGTTATTCCGTCAAAGAATATCTGTTGAAGTGGAAGCTGAAGGCAGTATGCAAGCGGCTATTATTTTTGTCTATGATTACAAGGCATCTGATATAGTGAAGGCGGTTAAAAAGTTCCATCGTATGAAGGAGGGGGGATTATGATTCCTTCTTTTTTTAAAAGAAAAGTTAATCAAGCTAAATATCCATTGACTCCAGTTGAACCTACACATAGGGTATGGACGATTTTTGATGAACTTGAAGACCTATGGGTATGTAATAAAACTGCAATAGGAATAGTGATTATTGCAGTTTGCTGTGGAATTTTAATTTTTATGATGGGCTATGCAGCAGCAACTGGACATATACATATGTTCAGTACTGAAGCAAACCAGTATGAGCACCTGAACCAGATTATCTTATTTTATGGTGGTGGTTTATTATGAGTTGGTATCGTGATGAATACATAGCAAACCACAGCCTAGATTTCGACATTGAACATAGTGCCTGTGGATCATGCAAATATGTAGAAAACTGTCAGTATTATTACGGTCGATGCCCAAATGGGGGTGATGCCTGTGAGTAGTGTTCGCCAAAGAAAAGTTGAAGTAAACAAGGCGCTTATGGGAATGAAAATAAAAAAAACTGGTTTTAACAAACATAAAAAATTCAGATATTATGAGTTAATTGATATTTTACCACCTGTTCTTAGTGAATGTTATAAAAGAGGATTGGATGTTGATTTTCCATTTGTTGAAGGTGTTGCTATTTTGAAAATAGTTGATTTGGAGGATGAAAAACAATATCTTCCATACAGGATTGAAATCCCGGAGGTAATTGCTCCTGAAAAGAATCCGAATAATCAGATTATTCAAGCAGTCGGTGCTGATATCACTTACTTGCAAAGGTATCTTTTAAAATTAGCATTTCCAGCCTTATCTGATAAGGATATGGTTGATTCTGGTTTATTTGATACGAATACGGCTAGCTCAGATAACAATGAAACAACATCGGATAGACCAGAACAGAAAGCTGAAAAAGTAAGTAGTAATATTAATGTTCCTATGTTAGTTGTTGAAGCGGAAAAAACATTAAAGAAAAAAGGAGTATCTGATAAAGATATAGATTTTAAAGCGATTAAAAGACAAGTTCTTAAAAGCAGGAATTTTAGTGTTAGTGAACGCAGAGAAATAATAGATTATTTCAAAAAAAGAGATAAAGGAGGCTCATAAGATGAGCACTCCAACTATTATTTCACATGTCACTGGTGTGGATGGTGACTTATGGGAAGTCACTGGATCCAACGGTGAAACTCATATTGTAGCTCATGATTGGGACGGGTGGATGTGTACCTGTGCTGACCATTTCTATAGGCATAGGTTCTGCAAGCATATGAAGGTATGTGCTGCATCTGAAAATATTACGGATACTATTTTATTCTGTGAAGAGGTGACAGCATGATAATAGAAAGAAGGATAAGTCATGCTTATAATCATCTTCAGCTATTTCAAGGAGCATATGATGCGCTGGTGAAACGGATTATTGATCATCTTCCCGATGAACTTAAAAATAATGTTGATTATGTTGAAGAGGATGCTGCTTATACGATATTGATGTTAAGGTTGATTTTTGGATGGATGGACTTATTGATGATGATAGATTTGCTATCATGATTGAGTTAAAGCATATCTTTTGGGAGGTTAAGGTATGAGCGATTACTTAAACGAAAGATTTCAATTTGAAGGACTTCAAGAGATAATTGGTACAACTGACAAACCAGACAGCCGAAGATATGTGCTTGACCTTAATAAATCTATTAAAAACTCAAGATTAGTTAAGGAGGTATATTCTCTTATTGAAATGGAAGGTACTTTTGATGGTTATGTGGTTAAAGAAGCCATATTACAGTTTTCTCCTTACGGTGACTGGAGTTACGATAATGGGGTGAATTTAACCTTAAAGAAAGAGCTTATGGCTTATAAAACATGGTGGTTTGGTATTATGCCGGCTATCGATATTCCAAACGTTAATTGTTCTCTAGGTATAATCTGGACAGATATAGTTAAATCTAAAAATGATATGCCACAAAGAATACCAATTTCAAAAAGACTCAGAGTACAGGTTTTAGATAGAGATAATTCTACTTGTCAATTATGTGGTGCTACCATTGAGGATGGTGTGAAATTGCATGTTGATCATATTATGCCTGTTAGTAAAGGTGGAACTAATGATTTAGATAATTTGCAAACGTTATGTGCGCAGTGTAATCTGGGTAAAGGGGATTTTACTGAGTTGAATATGGTTAAAGATAAGCTAAGGGGGGAATAAACATGGGTCAATTTACTAAAGATGAAGTTTTGACTATGCGTGTTCATCCTAGTGTTAAACGTAAAGCAAAGAAGATTCCTTATAGTTATGCTGAAATCTTTGAGATTGGGTGTGATAAATTGTATAAGGAAATCAATCTTTTAGAGTATCAAAAAGGAGAATTAGAATTAGATATTGGTAATTTAGAAAAAGAAATTCATGATAAGAAAGCTCATTTGTTAGCTATTAATAATCGTATCAGGATTATTAATCCTAGGAGGTTGGATAAAGAGACTTTGGATAGTTTGATTAATGAGTCTGCTAAGGATTATGCTCGGGAGTTATTTAATTCTCGAGGTAGTGATAGTTTGATGGTTATTGATTCTGATTATGCTCAGAAGGCAGTGTTTGGTCATGCTCGTGAGTGTGGTTATGATGGATCTAAATATTTGAGGTTGGTGAAAGATTATTTGAAAAAATTATGTAATACAGATTTGTAATACATTTCTGCGAGGCACTTGGGGGATGTTGTAATACTGTATTGCATTACTGTATTACATTTTTCTTATTGTTCTTCGTTTATTTGTAATACATTTTTGTATTACATCTAAAGAGGCGATTATTATTATATTATTATATTATATTATTATAATTCCTTTAAAAATAAATGATAAAATATAACAATGTTAATATTTATTGAAGAGTTGATTAAAAAATGACAGATTTACTAATGGATACAATAAAAGCAAAAAGAAATCTAATTCAATGTTATGGCGATTTATCTGACGCAGTTGATGAATTTGACGAGAAATGGGAGGAAAAAGGAGTTGATATTTGCACATGTGTAGATTGGAAAACAAAAACGATACTTTATCTTAATGTTCATGACCGTATTCCAGATGAAATACAGGACATTCTCGCTGATTTCAAAGATACATTTAATGTTGAATTAACTGAAATCAAGGAAGAAAAAGCATTACAAACAACAAGCAGGTGCAAACCCTGGGTTACTTGGACCTATGTGTTTCAACATGTGGATAGGTACGCGTTTTTAAAGGGAGGTCTTGAATGACTGAAAAACGATTTACGATTGAAGAGATGTATCAAAAAACAAATCCTATATTGTTACAATATGCTACACTCTTCAAAAATGAGCAGATAAGTTTTGCAGAATATACATTGATTGAAAATATAATATTCAAAATTCAAGCAACTTTCGATGAAAAAGATGTAGGTGATGTGGAATGATTAAGTTTATTGAAATTGAAGCAGGTTTTGCAATACTTAAATGGGATAACATTGATGATTCCTATGAATTAAAGAAATTTTTAGATGGTTGTGAGGTTACATTACATTATCACAATCTCGCACCATCAGTTCCAGGAGGAGATTGTAATATTGGGTGTGATGTGGATGAATAATTCAGAATTTGATAGGCTTGAAAAAGTCTTAATAGATATTTTAAAAGAATTACGGATACAGAACAAATTAAGAGCATTAGAAATGGAGCGAATGGTACTTTCTGATAAAAAAGCGATTGAATTTACATTAAAAGGGTATGATTTAAAAACTATACATTATACTGAAGAGGATCCATTCTAAAAAGTTGGTGATGGGGAATGACTGAAGTTCAAAAACCAAGGAAAGTTAAAGAATTGTTAAAATACTCATGTGAGGATTATGATATTGTGGTTGAGATAGACCATGAAGAGCATAATCTTGATTTCCTTGTAGATGGCATTAATAAGAAAATAATTTTCTTTTATGATTATGGTGATGGGGAATGACTGAAGAAGAATTATTAATTAGTAAAGATGATTTAGATAATCTTATTTGCATTGATGGAACACAACTAAAAGAAGACATTAGAAACCTACTTTGGATTCTTAAAACAGTTAAAATCGACTTTAAACTATTAATCAATGAATTTGAATCATTAGAACGATTAGTGGAGTATTCAGAGTTTGAGAAATTTAATGGTGATAGTGATGACTGAATTATGTTTAAGTATTGGTAATCTCTGCAAGGAAGTGCAAAGAATACAATCAGACATTGAAAACAAGCAATATAATAGTGCAATAGATAGATGTCAAAATCTTGATGAATTAATTTGTGAAATTGAGGATGGACGAGTGAAACTTGAAGGATTTCATCCTGAAGAGCAATGTCCTGTGAAAAAAGTAGGAGTATAGTATGAAGTGTAAAATACGTAAGGAGTTAAGGGCTTGCCCTAACCCTTACTATATTAATGCAGCATGGTTTCATCTTAAAAGACCTCGCTTAAAAATAAATAATAAAGGTATGGTTGATGGTTATCCAATAATCCATGTTGATACGGAGAGAGCGCAATGATTACTGTAATTACACAATCAACAAATGAAAGAAAACAAGAAACACGTGAGAATTTTCACCGATTAAAGCCTTTTTTGGATAAAGGTTATTCTTATAATAAAGCTTTGCGTGAAGCAGGTTTGATTAATAATCCTACTCAATCTTGGGGTTCTTGTGCTAGAACTAGGGATGTTATTAAGTATGCTAAAAAACATGGGTATTAAAAATTAGAAGGGGAGGGATAAACAATGTTTAAGGTATTAAATGAGCATTATATTCAAAATAAAGAAACTGGAGGTCATTTAAGTTTAAAAGATGCATGTGACCTTCTTAACATGTTTATGCAATTGTCTCATGATGTTGAAAGTGATGCTGAGGAAGATAGGGATGCTGCTAAAAAAAGAGGGGATATGACTTTATCAGTATATTATCAGGGTAAAGTCATGGCCTGTAATGAAATACGTTGTGGAATGAAGATGGAGAGTCAGTATGTTATTTAAAGATTTGGAATTTCATGATAAGCAAACAGTGTTGAAAACGTGGCGATACAAAATACTAGAAAAAACATTAAAACTATTAGAAAAAGAATATGTAACTTTATATGTTTCTGCTTTAAATAGATATATAACTTATCTTTTAGAGGATACGCATTATAATCCTAAAGATAATGTGTTTTATGAGCCTATAAGTAGGTTTAAATTTAGTGTTGATGTTTTTTCCAGTATCACTTATGAGTATGTATGTGAGCATTTAGAAGAGTATACTGTAAAGGCAGGCAATAATGACTAGGTGTAAAGCATGTGGAAAAGAATTTGTTAAGTCTAGCAACAGACAGGTATACTGTTGTAAAGACTGTAAAAAAGAAGCGTTACGTCAGCAGTGGCGTAATGCATCACATACTTATTATCACAAGCATAAAGACCAATGGGGAGCTAACAGTGTCCGACGCTATGGGATGGGTACAGGTAAACTAGGTCCTCATAGAACTAATAGTGATGATGATGCGGAGCATTTATTGATCATCCGGGAGATGAGAAGGTTACGCATCAAAACATTATAAAAAAAAATTTGTCTTATTGGAGTATTTTCCAAGCTCCATTAATATTTTTTCTTTAATCTGGTCTTTAAATATGAAAAGAAGACCCTAAGGTACGATTGTACTTTTTAAGCTATTTTTTTTGTTAAACTTTTTGTATGTTCTTTTTTCTATTATATGAGAGTATATAGTGAAGATGAAAAAAATGTGTTCTACATGTCAAAATATAAAAATTATAAATCGTTGGAAATTTTTTGCAAAGGTTGTAAAAAACACGATGCATTGTATGATGAATTTCATGATGAGGTTTTTTGTAAGCATTGTGGGAAAGTTTTGCGTAGAAATTATCTTTGGTTGAATTTTTAATTTTGATTTTGTGGATTATATTTTTTTTTTAAATCTTCGTCATCAGGCTTTAAGAGCATTTTTTGGGGGGTTCGATTCCCCCTCCTTCCTACTAAAATTGTAGGATTTTTTTGGGGGGTGTAATTAAAAGAAAAGACACTTTTTTTTAGATTTGTTGCTTCTTACATTTTTTGATGTGGAGTTCTTAAGTCTTTTCTCTCTGCTGGGGGGTTTGAATCCGCCCATCCCCACTTAATAAAATATGGAAAGGTGATAACTAATGTCAAATATTATAGGAAATGGGTCAAGTATTTTCAAAACAATAGGTTTATTAATCGCAGGATACACCACTCCATGGTTAATAAAAATACTACTATTATATTTTGGTCTAGATTTAACAGGTCAAGAAACCGAAATAATGCAAGCACTAGGAATAATCATAGCAATTGCACTATCGTATATAGATATGAAATACATGAACACATTCTTTAAACGAAACGAAATCACAATCGAAGACTACATCAACTATGGAATAAAACATTTCAACCTACAAACAGCAGAAGTATACTGCGACTGTGAAGACTGCAAAGACTGCAAAAGTGATGAAAATCCAGAAACACTAAATGGTGGGGACAATGACATCTAAACTAACAGAAACAATACCCTACCGAAAAACAGTATGGATCAAAAACTTTGCAAAAACAGTCACCACCACCACACTAATAAGCAGTGGTATAGGATTAATCATAACAGGACTAAGCAACCGAATGACAAGCAAAGGCATCAGCAACGTAGAACTACAAATAGGCATAATAAGTGTCATAACAGCAATAATAATCGTAACAATCATAGACAAATGGGCAGAAAAAAAGAAAAAAGAAGAACTAGAACTCATCGACAAAGCAATAGATGAAAGAGCAGAAGAAATAGCAGAAAAATTAGTACTACAGCATCTAAAAGAAATAGAAGATCAAAATTAAAGAAAAAAAATAAAATTAATTATTTTTTTTTTCAAAATTTTCACATGGCGGAATTTATATGCCTTACCATAAACGTTTACGCAAAAAAGGAGTCAATGAAAAACCTTTTCCTCATGCAGTAAAATTATTATGGTTTGAAGTGCATTTTGATGATATATACGATGAAATAAGCTTATACTATTTTTGTAACCATTTTTCAGAAATCGTAAATTCGAGAGGTATTGAATGGGAATTTAAAAATAATGATGGTTCTTTAAAAACTCCTGAATATAATACTGTTAAGACAAAATGGTATGATAAATACGAATGGGAAGCTCAATATCCCATTTTTAAAACAGATAAATTACAAGCTACACGTGATACTGCACGTGAACGTATTGAAAGAAGAGTAGATAAAGACACAATAACTGATTTAAAGCAAATTGATTCTTTTGATGAAAAGCATGAGAAGCTAATCAATCAAGAAAAAATGCAAGGTATTGATAATACTTACAGAATTAATAAAAATCAAGAAACAAAAAATCTTGTTACTCAGAGATTATACGATCGTGTGGGTTATCTTAATGAAGCTGAAACAGCTCAGGAATTAGTGCCTGTTGATGATAATCCAGTATGGGAAACTGATGACTTCCTAGAATCTAGAAGAGAAATGCTTTGGAGCCTAGTAAATAAGAGAGGGGATGACTAAATTATGTCTGATGCAGCGGTTTTAAGTCAGAATCCTTACAATAGTGGGTTAATCCCTGAGATAAGTCAAAATCCATACAATCAAAATAAAAATCTATATCCATCAACTCCAACTCAATATAGTGGCCCTTTAAGCTTAGGTGAGTGGAGTATTTTTGTAAATAATGGTTTATGGGCTCCACGTGACTTTGATTTAGTCATTATTGAACTATTGGAAAAGGCTTTGCAGGGTAAAGTCTCACGTATTTTATTAAGTGTTCCTAGTCGTCATGGAAAATCAACATTAATCAGTCGGAATCTAGCTTCTTATTTTCTAGCACATTACCCTAACGATAAAGTAATATTATCAGCATATTCACAGGGATTGGCTTCAGAGTTTGGTGGACAAGTAAAAGACATAATAAACCACTATGGCTATCTCTCTAAGTATAATGTTAAATTATCCAATGACAGTAGAGCTAAAAACAAATTTAACCTGGATGGTTACCGTGGACAAATGTTAGCAGTAGGTGCAGCAGGATCCATAATGGGTTTTGGTGCTGGACTATTCATAGTTGATGATCCAATCAAAAATGTTGCTGATGCAGAGTCTGAAGTCAAACAGCAAAAACTCCAAGACTGGTTCCAGGGTGTAGTTAAATCTAGGTTGGAACGTAGAACTAATAAAAAACCACCAATTATTATAGTTATTGCTCAAAGATTACATTTAAACGATTTGCACGGTATTATTAAAACTACTGAACCTACTATTGATGCGATAACTGCTTACGAAATACTACGTAATGGCGGCAGCATACCTAATGATACATGGGTTGATTTAAATATTCCTGCTATCTGTGTTGAACCTGAAAAAGACATCCTGGGAAGAAAACTAAATGAAGTATTATGGGAAGAGCAAAGGGATTATGATTGGTTAACTGCTGAAAAAAGAGCAATGGGCAGCTACCTCTTTAATGCTATTTATCAAGGCATGCCTGTTGAACGTGAAGGAAATATCTTTAAACGTCATTGGTTCATGGATGAAACCACGAACACTATTTATAATCAATTAACACCTGAAGAAATACCTTCAGATTTACCAAAACTCAGGTACTGGGATTTTGGTGCATCAGGTAAAAAAGGAGATGCAACAGCAGGAATGCTAACTGGATGGGATGGTGAATTCTTATACATGTTAAACCTAGTAACAGGAAACTTAACAGCTAATCAAGTACTCAGAACTTTTGAAAGAACAGCAAAAAGAGATGGAAAAACAGTAAAAATCCGTGTAGAACAGGAACCCGGAGCATCAAGTAAACTTTTAATTAATAAATTCCGTCACAATCGTAAATTTAAAGGATATAACATCAGAGGTGACAAGGTACGCTATAAAAAGAATGTACGTAGTTTTGACTTAGAAGCATTAGCCGAAGCCGGTTGCATATACTGGATAAAAGGTGACTGGAATATAAAAGTCATAGACCATCTTGTAGCATTCACTGGTCAGGAAGGAAAAAAAGATGATATAGCTGATTCATGCACAGGTTCTGCGAGGTTCTGGCGTAAACCTAAATCTAAAGTTAACGCATAAAAAAAAGGTGATTTTAATGAGTAAAAAAGCTAAAAAAAGTGAAACATTTATTGTAACAGAAGATTTTAAAGGTGAATATAAATTTATCAATGAATTAGAGTTGGAGAAATATGCAGTAAAAGCAGATGTTGATCCATCTACAGGCAGTAAACAAACGCCTCCGGAATGGGTGAAAAGAGGTATTCACTTATTGGATCCACCTTATAATCCATATAATCTGGTTAAATTATTGGATTTAAATAGTTATCATGAAGCCTGTGTTGATGCTGTAGCTACTGATGCAGCTGGTTTAAAATGGACATTAAACCCTATTGAAGGAGTAGCAGAAGTTGAGCATGAAAAGAAAATTGCAACTGAATTCTTGAACAATTGTAAGCCTTCCATTAATAAACATTTATACCGTATGTTTTATGACCGTAGAAGCATTGGGTATGGAGCATTAGAAATTATACGTGAGGATACTAGCGATTCCATTATAAATCGAGTGAAACATATTCCAGCACAAACATTAACACGTGATGCTGATGGTAAAAGAGTATTATACACGGATGATAATGGAAAAAAAGTCTGGTATGTCATTTATGGTAAAAATTATGATGATGATGGAAGTCTAGTAGATGTTCATGCAGACACTGGTGAATTCTATCCCTACAATACATTACCTGAAAAAGAAAGGGCAAATGAACTATTATGGACAATGGAATATGCTCCGGGTAATCAGTATTATGGTCGACCAGTAATTATAGGTAGTATGCTGTCTATTCAGGGTGATTTATCTGCTACAAAATATAATATTAGTTTTTTCCAAAATAACGGAATGCCTAAGTTCGCAGTTACAGTCACTGGTGATTTCATAGATTATGATGAGGATCCTTTTATTGAAGATGATGATGGTAGATTAATTCCTAATCCGAAATATGATGAAAAACAAACTTTAAGATGGAAAATTAGTCAACAGCTTAAAGAAATTATTAAACATCCACACAGTGCTTTATGTATTACTATTCCAACAGAATCCGATGAAGGGCATGTTGAAGTTAAAATAACCCCATTATCTGTACATACTGAGGAAGGCCACTTCAGAATGTACAAGCAAGATATTAGAGATGAAATTATACATGCGCATAAAGTAGACCCTGCACGATTGGGAATAGCTGAAGCTGGAAAATTAAATGGTACTAACGGTGAGTATACTCAGAAAAACTATAAGAATGGTACTGTTGCACCAGTTAAAACGGATGGTGAGGACTTAATTAACAGATTATTAAAAGACGATTTTGAAATAACATCTTGGGAATTCACTATTAATGATTTGGATCCAAAAGATGTTAAAGTCAGACAAGAGTTAGCAGGATTTTTATTTGAAAGAGCGGCTATGACCATTCGTGATTTAGTGAATAATTTTGGTGATGAATTTGGTTTAACCATAGAAAATGAAAATGACCCTTACTTGGACGCTAGGTTCTTGAATGGAACACCATTGGAGCAAGTGTTTAATCAAGCAGAACAGAATAGTTACCTTGAAGAAAAGAGTATTTTAAAAGCTTTAGAGGGTAATCTCTGGAATGAAGACGATGATATGGTTGATGATGATTTAGGAACTGAAGATGACGACTTTACAGAAACAAATTAAACACATTAATAATAATCTATTCGCTGCCAGGATGGAAAACATTATACAATACATGTATGAAGACGAACTAGAAAATCAAGTCGCTAAAGTATTCCATAGAATGCGAAAAGGAATATTAAAAAATCTAAAAGAGTATTACAGTCCAGACATAATGGTGAATGCTCATATGGATTTAATATTAGCTCCTATACATGAATATCATAAAAAATACTATGATACAATCATGAAATACAAGCTACGTGAACACCGTAAAGGACAAGTGCAAGGACGTAGATTAGTTAAAAGAGCTAAACAATATGCTAAAGCTTATAGTAAAAATTATTTCGGTGCTGTTAAAGCAGATAGTACAATACCAATGAGTAGTATTATACAGAAAGATAAATTATTCGCCACCAGTGATTATAGTGCAGAGCATATGCGAGACAAGACCTTTGTTGCAAGTGAAAACACCTTAGCACGTGTAGACAAAGACATTAACAAAATCATAACTGATGGTTACACTGACGGATGGGGTATAAACGACGTAGCATCCAATATAGAAAAAAGATTCAGCCAATTAGAAACATGGGAAGCAAGACGAATAGCAAGAACAGAAATACACGGCAGCCACATGCAAGGAATAATGCAATCCTATGAAGAAATGGGTGTAGAATATACTCAATGGGCATCTGCTCATGATAATCGTACACGTGATACTCATTCGGCTTTAGATGGTGAAATAATACCATTCGGTGGAGTTTATAGTAATGGTTTGCGTTATCCTGGAGACACAAATGGTCCCATAAGTGAATGGATTAATTGCAGGTGTGGTAATATTCCATGGTTCTGTCCACCAGGTATGATGGTGCCTGTAGGAATGTCTCATTTCCGAGAGTCAGATTTAATACCATTAGGTTATTATGATAAACCAGGAGTAATGGAATCTTTACAAGAACATGTATTTGATGAAACAAGATTCGCTAATTTAAAAACAAATGAAGAAATAGCTGACTTCTTTGGATATGAATACATCCCAAAAGGCAGATACTATGAAAGTATTGATGGTAAAACATTTGAATTCTATGATAAAAAGAACGATGTTTACTTAAGATTCTTTAGGGAAGGCGACCATAAATGTAGAGCTATCGATTTTACGAATAGTGGTAAAGGAGAATATGATTTAAAAGAAGTTTTACGAATATATGATGAAACCCATCCCAATTTAAAAGTTGGTGTTGATGACATTAACTTTAAAAGATGGAATAAGCAGGGGCATTCTGGAGATGCATCAGGCCACACTGTAAATATATATGATTTAGGGTTAACTAAAAACAAATATGATGCCTTTGAAAGTGTTCTTGATCATGAGTTAGGACATGTCTTTGAAGATACATTTTTATTAGATAATGAATTTTCAAATGCAGTTAATGTAGCAAGCAAATTAAAACCAAAAATTAACAAAGCTACAAAACTAGACATTGATTTGCATAATAAAAAAGGAATTAAAGCCCATTCTATTTCAGATTATGCTACAACGAATGATGCGGAAGAGTTTGCTGAATTGGTGTCTCAGGAAGCTAATCTTAGAAGAGGTAAAAATCATATTGTTTGTGGAGAGAGATTTAAAATTAAAGATGAAACAAGGATTAGTGGGTTTAAAAGAAGAATATATGAGCCTACTTTAGCAGAGAATAAAGAGAACAATCCTAACAGATTTAGTGTGATTAGTGATTTGTTAGATCATCCTGAAAAAATAAATCCTAATTGGAGGTCTGAAACTCAAATCCGTGTGAAAAATAGTAGGAAGCATTTAAATGACTTCATAAAACAAGAACAAAGTATAGTGCGTGCTAAAAAAGTCAACGGTTATAATAAGTATGCATTAACTGAAACTGAAGAAAAAACATTAGCTAAACTAGAACCTAAAAAAGACTCATTAAAATTCAAAGATAAAATTGTATATCAAGATTTAGCAGATAGAAAAGAATTCAATGAAATGTGGAATAAAATATTGCTTGAAGGTGGAGACCCTACAGACTACTTTGCTATATCTGGAGCAGAAGGAGTCAGGTATGAGAAACTATTTAAGAAATTTAAAAATTGGGTTCCAAAAACAGAAATTGAAATAAAACCTATTGAAATTAACAAAAAGGGATTATTTGAAAATAAGGATGCATTCAAATTAACTTCAGAAGAAAAGAAAAATTATAAACAATTAAAAGAGAATCTATTCACATTACCAGAAAATGAAAGAAAATATTATCTTGAGTTAAAAGAAAAAGTTGATTTAAATAGATTCCATAGTAAATTGATTACAGAGGGTTTGGATGAAATTGATTCCAAAAATTATATAAAGCTATATCAAAAATATGCTAAAGAATGGGATTTACCGGAAATATCTCCAAAACTTAAATTTTCAACTGAAGGTTTTAAATATTCACAAAGATTTATTAAAGAAAATGAACTATTAAATGATTTTAAATTAACTACTAAAGAAAATAATGAGTTATGGACTTTAGAAAAGAAAAAATTAATTAATCCTGATAGTTTAACTTCAACTCAAACATCAAGAATGGAATTCCTTCAATCTAAACAAGAATTTAACATGCTATACTCACTTAAAATACAGGATGGGGGATTAAATTATGGTGATGAAACTAAATTTAAAGAACTTTTTGCTAAATTAAAATACAAATTAAATCTTCATGCAGATTTATTAGATAATTCATTACCAGAGTATGTACTTAATATTAAACCAGAACCTATTACAAATAAAACTAAGTTAATAAAATTAAAAGGCACTACAGAAAACGGAGTGCTGCCGGGCAATAGGGATATTGAAGAGTATTTCACAATTGATGTTTCTAAATGTACTCCTAGAGAAAAAGAAGTATTAAATAGATGGTTAAGCAATGATTATGCTCATTTCAGAGATGTAATTGGTAAATGTGATGGCGATTTGGATAAATTCACAGATTATGTCCTTAATTTAGATAAAGAAAGATTACATGATTATTATTATTTTGTCGAAGGTCATCTTAAAAATGGAGATATAACAAAGGCAAAACAAGAAATCAGAGAAATTGGACTAAGTATTAAACATGATTATCCAATATTAGAAAATATTCTTGAAAATAACCAACTTAAACAAAACATGACTCTTTGGCGTACTGAAGAAAGACATCATTTATTCCCACTAGAAGGAGGAAAACCTGCAAAAGGTAAAACTGTTATATTTAAAGGAAATAATAGTACTGCTGTAACTCGTGAAGGAGCTGAACACTTTGCAGAAGTAAGTCATCGTGACTTTGAATGGATGTATGAAATTGAGGCTCCAGAAGGAACACGTGGAGCATATGTTTCCCATATGTTTGATACGAATCCAAAGTTTGCTCAAGAAATGGAGTTTCTTTTAGCTAAAGATACTAAAATGGAGATTATTAAATTTGATGAAGCTAAACATTATGCTAAATTGAGAATAATCCCTGATTATGAAACAAAACCAATAAATAGTAGTTTTACTAAATATATTACTAAAGATGGAACCAAATCTATTAATGTAAGGGAAGTTGATGACCCATCAGAATTTTTAGGTTATTTAATCAGAGCCGAAGATTCAGTAGATCCAAAATATGCTTGGAGAGTTGAGTTGCCTGAAAGCATTTCAAATTATGATGATTGCAGAATGTTTGTCACAGAACATGGTAGTACAATAGCTATTAGGGAAGATGGGGACATTATAAGTGTATGTGCATATAAAGAAAATGGTAAATCTATAGATAGTACTAGAGCTTTACTTGAATTCGCAACAAAAAACGGTGGAGACAGATTTGATAGTTTTGATGGTAACTATGGAGTCTACCGTAGATGTGGATTCGAACCTGTAAGTCACATTGAATTCAATGAAGAGTATGCTCCACCCGGATGGATAAAAGAAAGAGATAATCCTGAAAATGTTATTTTCTTTAAGTACACTGGTGAAGAAGTCCACAATGCTAAAAAAGAGGACTTTTATAAAAAAGTGGATCCAATTACTACTGATGACCCGTATGAGGATGCGTATGGCATTAGAGATAAAAGTATAAAAAAAGACTTGGAGTTGAAATAAGATGACAAAAGAATATCCTATGACTTATGATGAGTTTAAAAAACGTGTTTGTGAATTATTCATGGAACGTGCGGAATCAGATCAAGAATTAGAAGACATAAAAAAATTTTTAAAAGAAGAAGAAGGTATGATTGAAGGCGAATATGCTAATGCATGTTATGATTATGATAATCCTAAATATCATAGTAACCAATTTACGGATGATGGGTTAAAACATCAAGCAGTCAGGGTCTTAGACATGATATACTAAAACAAGGAGATAATGCAAATGAGATACATTTTGAATGAGGAGTATATTAAAACTCAAAATAAGATGGATAGTCCATTAACTCAAGCATTAATTAACTACAATGAATTGCCTCCGGTAATGCTGGGTCAGGTATATAGTGAGCTCCACATGTCTTTTTGGGGTATGTCTAAAGAGGTTTGTAGAGTTATAAATCAAATTCATGGTAGAGGTTTTGGTCATCAAGCAATGATGGATGACGGCAGTAATGATTTTCATAAGTGGCAATATGAGTTAGCTAAAGCATTATTGGACGAAACAGGGTTACCTATTTTTAAAGAGGTGGAACAATGACTCAAACTGTAGGTGATTTATTAAATCAATTTAACTTACAACTTGACTTAAAACCTGAAGTTTTAGACCTTAAAATACCTGGTGAATATACTTCATTTAGAAAAAAAGGAGTGGTATTAAGGTTCAATAACTACAATAAAGGTTTTGTTGATTATGACCTTTTTGAATGTTATATATTTGCTGGGAATAATTGTACTGTATTGATTGCTCCGGATTGTAATTTGGAGCATGTTTCTTTTAGTGAGAAGCTTGATTCTGGTAGGTTTACTGGTTATTCTTTTGATGAATTTGGAAATGTATCTGTTAGAGCTTAATTATTCTTTGTGGAGGGTGTAGTTTAACGAGTAAAACAACTAAGTGAAAATGATGCTAGATAAGTAGCTTAGATAAGTCCGCTGGTGCAAGTCCGGGTACCTCCCATTTTTTTACTCATTTTTTTTTAGTCCTATGGTGTAATGGCAATCATGGTGGGTTTTGGTCCCGCTGACTCAGGTTCGACTCCTGATAGGACTATCACACTATTTTTTTTATATTGTTTAATTTTCACCATTAAAAACTACTTAACTGTTCAACCACCATCATAAAAAACACCGCATTTCTAATTTTCGTGTTCAATAAAATTTTAAAACATTCTTATTCTGTTCAAAAAATTTGTTCAAAAAACAAGTTTCTAATTTATGAGAGTATATAGTGAAGAAACAATAAAAAAATATGATTTTTTTTTCTTCAAACAAAAATAGAGATTGTCTCAAAAAAACATAGTAATTGTTCTGTCAAATTTCACTATCAAAAAAAGGGAAAAATCTAAAAGAAAAAGAATAATTTTAAACAGGAATAAAAAAAAGGTATGGTACGTAAAAAAAACTGTTTTAATCAAATATTCTTTTTTCTTTTTAAACATTTTTTTTCCTTTTTTTAAAAGACTAATTTTTCTTTAAATCCAGAAAAAAACCCACATTTGGATGGGGGGTATTAACTATTAGCATAGAAAAAATGGCTGTGAAAAGTGATAATGGAGTATTATTCACTGCTCCGGTAATGATACCGGATAAACCCGATTGTGATTATCATAGAGGAGAAAAACCATTCACAGCTGAAGAAATAAAATTTTTCAAAGAATCTTTTGAAGATTATCAGATTATTGATAAAAATCATCAAGTATTTTACGATTTAGGAAGTGCTAAATCTATTGGCGAGCCTGTAGATAGTTTTTTATTAAAAAAAAATACTACTTACCAGCTTGTTAAAGGAGGTACTGAAACGTATCCTCCGGGTACTTGGATGTTAACTACTAATGTTACTGATCCCACTGCACAAAAGGAAATAGAAGATGGTATACTTGACGGTTATAGTCCAAGCGTTCAGCGTGAGGAGATTGGGAAATTAATTAAGAAAGCCATGGCTATTAAAGCTAGTCAGGGTGAATTAATACATAATATTCCGAATCCTAATACTATTACGGTTAGTATTGTTCGTAAGCCTTGTCAGTCTGGGTCTAAACAGTGTAAAATTGGAAGTGATTATATGAGTGATGATAGAAAGACACTTGATAAAATCAGAGAACTTTTGGGTGGTGGCTCAGGTGAACCTAAGTTTGCTACTAAAGAGGATGTTGATGCATTAGCTGAAAAACTTAGAGAAGAGAATAATGCTGCAATGAAATCATTATCTGAGGATATTGGTGAGAAGGTTAATGAAAGTATTGTTAAGGCTTTGGGTGAGTTGGGTGCTATTAAATCAGGTAAACCTGAAGATGATCTTGAAGATGATCCTGAAGAAGATGATGAAACTACTCCTGAACCTGAACCTGAAGATGATGATAAAAAGAAAAAAAATAAGAAAACTAAAAAAGGTGGTTCTAAACAAGGTTCAATCCACAATGGTGGTGCAACTAAAGAAAATTACGACCCTGAATTAGATACTTACGCATTCCTTGGAAGAAATCCTAATGGAACTGTAAAAAGAAAATAAGGTGATTATTTATGGTAAATATGAATGCAGTTTTAAATCATATAGTCGAGGCAGCAGGACTTGCTAATGGTGCAACTAAAGAAGACACCATGTATGATAAAATGAAAGCCAATGCCGGTATACTTGACCGTAAACAATATAATAAATTTGTTCTTGAAATGCAACTTAATACTACTATTCTTGCAGATGCAGCATTTAAAAGAATGACTCGTGAAGAGGAAGTTCTTTCTGGTTCAAAAATTGAAGGTAGGGTATTACAAGACGGTTACATGGAAGATGATGGTACTAATAATGGTAGACAAACTAAAGAAGATTTAAAAGAAGCAGAATTAGACTTTGAACATTCTAAATTACATGCTAGAAAATTAAAAGCAAAAACACATCTTCTTGATGATGATCTTGATGATAACATAGAAGGTACTCAATTTGAATCTACTCTTCAATCTATGATGGGTCAGCGTATGGGTGAGGATTTAGAAGCTATTGCAGTATTCGGGGATACTGATTTAGGATACAATGATGAACCTTTATTCCACACTTTCGATGGATGGGTGAAAATGAGTAATATTCTCAAATCCAGTGAATACGGTTCTACTAATGCTGAAAAAGCTTTCAATGTTCATGAAGATACTATTGAAGCATTATTTGATGCACTTATTGCAGCTGTACCTCCACGTATTAGACAATCCCAATTAATGAATAACTATGTGATTTATGTCCCCTATGAAGTCGAAGATGCTTACCGCAACTTGTTAAAATCACGTAACACTAAACTCGGGGATGATATGCAAACAGGTAATGCTCCATTAATGTACAAACGTTATCAAATTAAATATGCTCCAGTATTAGACAGTCCAGACTGTAAAGCATTAGATAATACAGCTACCTGTATGGGTGCATTCCCTGATACAATCACTTGGGGAGTTTATAAAGATATTAGCATGGAATTAGAAAGAAAGGCTGGACAAGAAAGAACTAATTTCTGGTATAGGATGAAAGGTTGTGCTGGAAAAGAGGTGTTCAGTGTTATTAACTCTGCTAAATTAACTTTAGATGAATTAGCTGTTATTCAAGATGAAGCTAAAGTATAATTAAGGTGATTTTTCATGACTGACTTATTGGCTTGGCATAAGTTGCCTGTTCGTGTTCGCAGGAGCAGGGGCTTATTATATGAATATATGAGGACTGGTGAACTTCCAGTAATGGAGTCAGAAAATACTGATTCTACTCCTGAATTGCAGCCTGAGCCTGAAGATGATAATGCAGGTAATGATGGTGATGATGGTTGAAGACATAAGGGTGTGTGAAAAATGACTTGGGTTGATGCAGATGAAGTTATAGAATTCACAGGATTAAAACCATCAATGCTAAAATTACAGTCCAATGATGACGGAAAGTTATATGTCATAATAGAAGCATGGACTAAACAAAGCGAGGATTTAATTAAATCATATTGTAACAATGACTTCAAAAAAGAGGTACCATTAGCAGTGAAAAATGTCTGCTTACGACTAACAGCAAACATGGTAACACAAGCAATCGCAAGAAGAGACACACCTATAACCAAAGTTAACGATTGGAACATTTCCACTGTGGGAAGTCGAATTTTCACAAATGACCTGAAAGAAGACCTTGAACCATTCAAAATAGACATATCCCATACTAGCGATAAAATAGAATTTTTCGCAATAACTGGCAGTGATATTCATGGTGAAAGTAATCATAAACGTAGATGATTCGGCTTATAAGAGTGTAAGTGAACGTCTACCTCAAATCAAACGCAGAGGATTACAATTATCAGGACAAGAAATGCTAAGAAATTTATCATTAAATAGTCCTGTTGACCATGGATTACTCCGCCAATGGTTTTTTGCAAATACCACACCAGAAGAAATAGAAATACGCACTCCAGCACAATATGCAATCTTTCCAAACGATGGTACAGGTGTATATGGTCCTAGAGGCAGTGTTATTAAACCGAAATCTGGTAAAGTATTAGCATTTAAGCCGGGTCCTAAATGGAAAGGTCCGGTAAGTAAAGACGGATATGTATATCTTAAATCTAGTAAAGGTCAAAAAGGTCAACACTTTGTTGAAAAATCAATGAAACAAACACAGGCTAAACTAGAAGACATATTCATCAAAGTAATAAACGAGGTATCCTAGAATATGAATATTTTAACGGGATTGGAAGCAGTACCGGAAATAATGCACGAATGCATACTAACAGAAAATAATCCTGATGGAATACTGCATGATGTTGAACAAATCATAACAACAAATAATAACGAAAATGGGGTTAATGAACCTTGCATATGGATTAATCAACATCCAACAATTGTAGCTCCTAATAGCAAAACCACTTTGTCAAATGATATTACATTACTCACTCCTTTTGAATTTGTCTGCATTGTATATGATCCAGATGCTGAAATCAGTGAAAGAAAAGGTCAAAACCTTGCAAGCCGTGTAGTGCTTGCAATCCTTAAAAATTATCTGCGAATTCAAAAAGAACTGGGATATGGTGAAAGAGTGATTCATGACCTTCAATTTTTCATGTTTTATCCTGCAGGGGATGTTCAGATTCTAGGTAAATCAGAAAACGTACCTGCTACGAGCATCACATTAAATGTTTTACATCGTATAGACTGGTTAAATTGCTGTAAAAGAATGATAAAAGAAGAAAATGAGAATAATGGTGATTAAAAATGACTTGTAGAGTTTTTGGACTTGAACCAGAATATGCATATGGTGAGGAAAAAACCAAAGAACAATTTAATTTGGACTTCGACCATGATGTTGATTCAATGGATTTCAAACTTAATGACGAACCGGTAACAAAATCTTTTGGTTCTCGTATGAATCAAAAATCAAGAGCTGGAGTAATGAAACCAACCGGATCAATTGAAACTTCAGCAAACCTTCAAATAATTGGACATTATTTATGGGCGTTATTAGATCAATATAAGTTCACTGCTGGAAATGGTGATGAAAACATCCACGAATTTTGGGGTAGTGAAAGCAAATTATTAAAAAGTTTCAGAGGAGTATCAGTAGAAGATGAATTTGTATTATACTTGATAGGATTACTTGTTGATTCTATGAAATTAGAATGTTCAAGTGAAGACATGACTCTCGGTGCTGATTTCATTTACAAAACAGAGTTTTCCGACAAATTAAAAAACGGAGCGGAATATGAAAGAGTTACTGAAGAATTAAAAAATGATTTATTCATCATGTTTTATGATATTACATTGGAATTGAATGGTAAAGATCCTGATGGAATACAAACAAGTCTCACAATTGAATCTGGAAATAATCATGATGTAGATAAAACTATTGGTTTTGGTGCTAGACATCCTCAAGGTCAAGCAAAAGCAAATAAAAGAGAAAATAACATCAGTGTTGTAACTACATTAACAGGAGAAACTGTTGATTCCATTCTTGACGCAAGATATGGTGATGTAGGGGCTGTAAGACCTACTAAATGTAAGATTTTACAAGTTCCATTCAAAGTTAATGTTGAATTATGTGAATATCCTGATTTAGGTTTAACTATTTTCTTCCCTAAATGCACATTACTTGCTGAATTTGATTCATCAGGTGTTGATGATGTTGAAGCTACATTAAATATGGCTACATTAGGTTCAGATAAAGTTACATTAATGGATGGTAGTGAAGTTACAACAGATATGTATGTGAAACTCGTCAATAACATGCCTGAGATAGCTCCCAGCATCTGAGGTGAATCCTGAAACAGTAAATATTCAAGTTCATGTGACGGATGGAGAAAATCCAGTAAGTCAAGTTGAAGTTGCTATTGGTGATATTACAAGCACTACAGGAAATGCTGGTGGATGTACACTAAGAAACGTGCCTGTAGGAACTGTTACAATAACAGCAACTAAAGAAGGTTATGAAAATTATACTCAAGAAGTAAACATTACTTCCGAAACTGAAACCTTAGAAATTATTTTAGAAGAAATATAACAACTCTATTTATTTAGTTAGGAGGCTAATAAAATGGCATTATTAAAAAAATCTGATATTTTAAAAGGAATAAACGACCCTGAAAAAATAACAATCAACGCATTAGATGGTGAATTATGGTTAAGACCATTATCTAATTCAGAATTAGATGAAATTGATAAGATAGAATCTAAAGGAATGGAATCTTATAAAACAACCAGTAAATCACGTGGAAAAGTGCAAGGCGAAACTGTTGCAAATGGTGAAATCAACGTTTACAAAGCTACTGTAAACAGTGCAAAAGCAAGAACTCGTAAAATAGAAATGAGTCTTGATAATCCTAAAAATCAGGATGATCCTTGGACTGAAGAGGATATTAATCAATTAAAACGTGATGCAATTGAGGAACTTATCGAAAAAATAGATGCATTATCTGGTGTTGGTGTTACTGAAGGAGATATAGACAAATTTCCTGAAGACGACTGAAGGTCAAAATATTATATGGTTGGATTACTGTGGATACCATTTATGTGAGCGTAGCAGTGATTTAACCGTTGTTCAATCTTATTTTATTGTTAAAGGTCGTGCTGAGTTACATAAAGAGATGAATAAAGTCGATAAAAAATAAATTGGTGGTGTGGCTAGATGGTTTCTCAGAATATAATTAATATTATACTGAAAATGGAAGACCAAGCCACTAGTGTAGCTCAAAAAGCCGACCAAATGATTAAAAAATTCGGCAATATATTGAAGTAGGTAATAAAGGAAAAGATAGTTTTAACAAGCTTTCACAATCCCAACAGCAAGCTGTAGTGCAATTCCACAAATTAGATGACGAAGCTCAAACTACTTTAATGGCTATTAGAGAATTGGGGAGAGGTTTCGGTGGGAATTTAACCTATGAAACAACAGCACTTATTAATAGATTTAATGAGTTAACTGTTGAAACTAATACTTGGAAAGGTAGTCTTGATTATGCCAAAAACAAATTAAACATGCTGGGTACTAGCACAGATACATTGAAAGGCAAACTCCAGGTTGTTGGATCTGCTATTACAACTTATGTTGGTACAAAATGGGATACTATAAAAGGAAAAGTTTCTAATGTAGCATCACATATTAAATCCACTTTAACAAATGCATTATCTACAGTGAAAACTAAAATTCAAAGTTTGGGTGATGCTTTTAGTGGTGTTGGTGGAATAATTTCATCAGTATTTGGTGGAATTGGTTTGGCAGCAATGTCCGATATGACAATAGGTGCGTCCATATCTCGGGAGAGAATCCAACATTTAAGTTCTGCTCTTTTAGGTGCGGGGCAATCCACAGAAAAGTTCAATCAACTATGGAATAAAATGGATGATGATACAAATAAGTCTCTTGTTTCTCTTGACCAACTAGCACAATCATTGTCGGTGGTAAAACAAATGACTGGAGCTACTGGAGACCAGTTAAATTCATTTGAAAGTATTTTGTTAGATATTGGTCAAAGAGCCATTCTTATGGGTAAATCTGGGGATGAAGCCATGGGACTTATGCAAGCAGCAGGTAAAGGTCTCAACGGCGAATTTGAAATGCTCAAAGAAAACTTTGGTATCACAAAAGAAAAACTTGAAAATGCCGGATGGAGTGGTAGTGCTGATGATATTGATGGTTATACTAAAGCTTTAGAAGATTGTTTAAAACAAAGTGGTGACGTCAGTAGTATGATGGACACTACACATGGTAAAATTACTCGATTAAAGAAAATGTGGAGTGTGTCAGCAAGAAGCCTAGGTGATGAATTTAAACCAATGGTTGACGATGCACTTGATTCTGTTCTTAAATTTGTTGATGCAAATAATGATGGTAAAGTTGATGAGGGTGCTAAAAATTGGATGAAATATGCTGCTGGAGCTATGACTGCTGCAAGTGCATTCGCTACAATGGCTCCATCAATCAGCCCAGTATTACAAGTTTTAGGACAATTATGGAATAGTGCAGCATGGGTAAAAGATAAATTATCAAATCTTGAGGAAACTATCCAAAATATGCAAGGTAAATGGGATTCATTTAAAGAAAAGGTGAATTCTGCAAAAGAAAAACTTCAAGAATTAAAAGATAAATTATCGACTAGTTGGAATGAAGGAAAACTAAATACTATCAAACAAAAATTCCAAGAGATTAAAGACAAAATTGTTGATGCAAAAGGAAATCTTGTTGATTTCCTTAGTAAAATGCGTGAAAATGCAGCAGATAAACTTGAAATATTAAAAACTAAATTTTCTGAATTAAAAGATAAAATTTTACTTGCTAAAGATAAATTGATTGATTTACTTAGCAAAATCAGAGAGATTGCAGCTGAAAAAATAGCTACTCTTGCAGATAAATTCAGATCATTAGCTGATGGAATTAGTCTAGCAGGAATAAAGGCAAAGCTTTATGCAGCGTATCAATGGTTAGTTAATGCAGCTACTGCTGTTTGGAATGCATTGCTAGATGCAAACCCTGTAATGATTATAGTTATTGCAATAATGGCGCTTGTTGCTGCGTTAATTTACTTGTATAATACTAATGATACTGTACGTGCTGCGATTGATGGATTATTTGCTGCTTTGGCTAGTGTTGGTGAATGGTTAATGGGGAGTTTGGTTCCTGCTTTTGAATGGTTATGGCAAACATTACAACCTCTAGGTGAATTCCTTATGAGTGTATTTGCTCCAATATGGGATGTTATAGTTCAAGTTTTAACTATTGTCTGGACTACTATGGTTGGTATAATAGGTGTTTTTGACCAATTCAAAACAGGTCAAATAGATTTACCTGCATTGTTATTAGGTATTTGGGGATTACTCTCTCAAATGTGGATTCAAATTATGATGGTTATTGCTAATGCGATTTTGAATTTTGCAGGTCAAGTATGGAATTATGCTGTTAGTGCAGGTACTAATTTCTTAAATGGGGTGGTTAATTACATTTCCCAACTTCCGGGACGTGTTTGGGATTTTCTAGTTCAAACCACAAGCAATATTATTTCTGCTGGTGGTCAATGGGTAGATAATGCACGTCAGAAAGCTGGTGAAATGGTTAATGGTGCAGCAACTACTGTTCAGGAATTACCGGGTAAGATTTATGATGAATTTATCAAGGTCCCTGATCGTATACGTGAAGCTATACCTCAGGCAATAGCGGCTGCTCTTAATTTTGGTAAAGATATTATTAATGGTGTACTTGATGCCATGGGTATTCACAGTCCAGGTATTGCTCAGAATAGTATTGGTGAGGAGTTTAAAGGTGTTGTTACTAAGATTAAGGATACTATTAAACCTGCTGGTGAGTATGCACGTCAAGTTGGTGAGGCTATCGTTGATAAGTTCGGTGAGCCTAAATTAAGTATGGATACAGAAGATTTAATGCCATATCAAGACTTAGATGCTAATCCATTAGAAAATGTTGATATGGCAGATATTGATTTGTCAAGTATTAGTGGTGGTTTAGACTCTGCAATGGGAATGACTGATGATACTAATACCATGATTGGTGAATCTTACAATGCCTTAGCCACAATGATGATGACCACACTAAACAATATGGTTTTACAAGACCAATTAGCTTATGGGGCTATACAAACTAATGATTTAAGTACTTTCCAAAATATTAGTACAGGTTTAAACTTAAACTTGCTTTCTATGAGCACTAATTTGCGTACTCAATTAAACAACATGTTAATGACTCACCGTGCTGCTATGAATAATGCTACAAATACTACACGTCAACAATTAGCTCAGATGTTATCTGAAACTATGAAAGTTACTGGTGAAATGAGGTCTGCATGGGCTGTAATGGCAGATAGTATAATAAGTGCTGCTGCACGTATACGTAATGAAGCTGCTGCTTATTTTGACCAATTAAGCAGTACTATTGGTACTTTCTATCGTAAATTGCAAAATCCAAGTCAATGGGCAGGTGGTGGAAGTAATGGAACACCATCTACTGTAAGACACACAGGACGTGACCCTGCTGTAATGCATCGTTTAACACGTGGAGTAGCTAACACTATAAGGCGTGATAATCAATTACCTTATACTATTACTGCAACTAAAGCTCAACAAAATGGGATAATTGACCCATTAACTCTTGAATATATGAATAAAACATCATCTAGCCGTTTGAATGTGCTTGATTTGTTGCAAAGTGGAATTTGTCCTAATTGTGTTGCTGGTAGTTGGGATGGTGTTGTAGATCCAAACGTAACACACATCAAAAATACTGCTCGTGAATGGCAAATGAGAGGACCTGCCATACATACTGGTGTAGGCGATATTGATACAGGATTATCCTTTAAAGTTTCTGATTTTGAATCTGGAACTCCTCATATTAGTTGGGGTTCATTTGTCCGTATTGCTACTGCTATAGCAAGTGCTATTCCTTATGATTATTATTACAACAGTGATAAATATGGTTCCTGGCAGAATGCTATTGCTCATGGTGCTTGGAATTGTTTCGATGGTGCATCTGCAATGGTTGCTTTAGCTAATGCCTGTGGTTATAGTGGTTATGTAAATTGTGGATTGAATTGGGGTTCTGATGGTCATTGTTGTGCAATAATTAATGGTTATACCTTTGATACTACTGCTTTAAAACAGCGTGGAGGTTGGACAGCTGGACCATGTAATTATAGTCATCCAGCCCCAAGTGCTGGCGGAATCAATATCAAAATCCCAAATCGTGGTGGAATTAATCCTAGACGAAACACCAATCCATTAGAAAGCTTATTTGATAATAATAAAGATGATGCAAGTAATGTAGAAGAGGTTAAATTAATATTGGAGCATAATGTCAATGTCAATGTTGACGGTAAAACCGAAGATGTTGATACAGATTCTCTTATTAAAATGTTAACTGAAAAAATCAGTGATAAAAACGTGATAAATAAGATTGCTGATGCTTTAATAAAAAGAGATAAAAGAATTGCCCGTATGGGAGGAGTATAGATGGATAAAGTTAGTGTTAACCCTGATAGATGCCGTGTATTCGGGAATATTATAGGTTACAAATATGGTTATCTTGAAACAATGAATGGTTTTCAATCTCATAAATCTGAAGTTTCATTAAATCCAACTGAAATGAAGGCTTATGATGAATTTGATGTATATTCTTTTACATTAAAAAAGAATGCTAATCTAATTAATAGATTTAATGATAATATTGCTTATTGTAAACCGACAACAGTGGATGCTATTGGTAGTTTTCTGTATGTTTGTGAGCATTTTGAAAATACTTTTGATCCAATAGAATCTATTGCTACAATACAACCTTTCACGAATGGGTACAAAATAAGGATTAAAGATTCTTATCTAGTAAATGGAGTTGATAATACAGCCCCATTTTACATGTTAATCCATCAAAACGGTACTGGTGTAGCAATACCTAATGGAACTAACCGTATACTCTTTAGTACTACTTATGAAGCATCACCACATATCTCCAGTATTATGGTTGGTTTTGTCTATTTTGATGCTAATCATAATTATATTAGTAGTCAAGAAATTGCTGATATTTCAAACCTTGGAACAGGAAACAGAGGACGATGCAATGTTCAATCAACAAATATTCCATCAAACGCTAAATATGTTAGTGTTGAATTCTCATTCCCTAATGGGGTAGGTAGATATACTAATAATGCTGGTGAATTACGTAATGATTACTTCAGTATGGAATTAAACACTTTATTATTCAACCAAACCTATGGAGGTTTTGTTAAAAATGGCTAGAATAATTTCATATCCATATAATGTAACAAATGTCAATGGTAATACTGGAATCTATCGTGGAATGGAAGAGATAGAGCATATTACGAATAATTCTGATACTTTTGGTCATTGGGGTAATTCTGACCCTGGGGCTAATTATATTAATGCTGTAGCAAGTGTTAATGGTGGTAAATTCAAACCATCTCAAATAAAAGGAAGTAATTTTCAAGATATTATAAATCAGCTCCCTGCTAATGCTAAAGTTATAGGAATTACTGTTGAGTATGCATATGCTAAATTCAGTTATCCTAATATGGGTCATGGTAGTTTTGGTCAGCCTGTTATTAGTATACCTTCATTAGGTTTATCTGCTCCGGGTAATGCTCCACCAAAAGATGTAGTTACTGGTTATAATGTGGGATGGTATAATCTTAAACTTCGTGGATCCGATTTATTTGATGCTACTGTTACTTTTGATGTACCTGCTAATACAGGTAATAATCCAGCATATATAAAAATGAAATATTTGCGTTTGAATATTGAATATGTATTACCGAATCCTATTCCTTCAGTTAGTTTTCAAAGACAACCTTTAGAGTATGGTCAGGATTCTCTTGTCACAATTGATGTAGTTGACACAAATAATGCTATATCTTCAGGTAATGTTGATGTATCGGTGGTAATTACTCAGGGATTAAGTATTGTTCCTGGAAGTATTGATGCTCAAGGAACATATACTCCTAGTCAGCAAAAATGGATTGCAAGATTGCAAAATGGTAGGGCAAGGTTAACTTTCCGTGTAACTCCAGCAAGCCCTTCTATTTCTGGTTATAATAATGTAAATGCTTATGTTTATGTCTCTGAAGAAAGCAGATATAATTCATCTGTTGAGTCAATTTATATTGTCCCGGGAAAAGCATATCTTCTTGAATGTAGTGTTTCTGAAAACGCTATTAAACAAAGTGTAAATAGTAGGCATTATACTTTATTCACTTTAACAGTTCAAAATGATGCTAGAACTCCTTTACAAGTATATTTGGACTTCGATAAATTAAAAGTAAATGGTAATCTGCCTGCGGGTTATGATAGTACTACTAAAATTTTAACAATTACGAATTGGGATGCTAATAACTTGTTTGATATGCAATTACAATTATATGCTACCTCTCTTGAAGATGCTCAAATTATCTGTTATAGTAATGCCTGGACAGGTGTAACTAAAATAAAAGTCAATGTGAATGAAGAGTTTGACTATGAAGAGTTCTATACTGAATTAGATGCTCCATTATTCACATTAGAAAACATGTATCACACAACTGGTGAACAATATGTCTTTGGCTGCCTTTGCAGAATAACCGGTACAACTACTATTATTAAAGGTATGAAAAATGTACGTGCATCTGTAATCAATAATGGAGAAAAATTTACTCCCAAAGTATCTCAAATTGGGAATTGGCAATTATTAACGGTTAAATTCACGTATGATGAATCTAAAAAACTCTCTTTCAGATTTTATGGTAATTATATTGAAGCAGATGCTGGTAAAATAGAGTTCGGTAACCTATTCGTGATTCATGCAGACCATTATCTAGGTTATGAATATCCTGCACTAGCATTTGATGACTTAAACAAACTCATCACTAATGATGAATACACCAATCTTTTATTAGAACCTCCGGAAAAGAACCCTTCAAGCAGACATTATTTTGATTTAATTAACTGGAACGGTCTAGAAGATAATGAATTTATCATACCTCATGGCTTAGAAGTTACAGGAGATATTTCAGCTGAAGAAAGCGTAAATTTATTAATGGGCTTTGGTCATACAGGCATAGATGAATTAGACTACCATAAAGAAAGCCTAAATATTAATGAAAATACACGTAATTTTAAATTTGGGGGTAAATTCAAGACATTAGGCTTAAATTTCCCAGATATTACTAGTCTATTAAAAGATATGGTATTTTTCATGCAAATTGATGATAGTTTTGATAATCAAACACCAGTCAATGTACAAATGAAAAACGTCCGAGTTACATTATATTATAGTATAAATAATGATTGTTGGGAGTTTTTTGTGAATGGTGTGTCAAGCAAGCATTTTTTACTTGATTTAAGAGCTGATGGAGAAATTCCACGTGGAGCAAATTATGATGTTAATAAGTTTCAGGTTGATGGTGCTGATGGTGAATATCCAAACAGAATTAACCTTGAAGAGAACAAAATCAAATTGAAATTTGATACTTGTGAATGTGGAACCATAGAGGATTTAACAATACTTTTAGAAGCTGTTGTAGAATGGTTATATCCTGAAAGAGATAGCTTGGATAATCCTATATTGAAAACTATTAGTTTTTTTTATGCTCCTGACGTCGGTTATGATTATTATATTGAAGATACTATGGATGCAGAGCCTGTGGATGGTGCTTATGAATGTGAAGCTGAATTAATTGTTCCATCTGGATTAGCACGTAATCTAAAAGAAACTGAATCAGCAAACATGGGACATACTGGACATATGGGAAAAGTAAAACCTACAATATACTTTAATATATTATCTCATGAAGGTGAAATCATCCTTTTAGAACAGGAAACAGGTCAAAAATGTACGTTAACTGGTGGATTCATTGATAATTTACCAGTAAACACTATGTTGAAATTGGATTGTAAGAACCGTAAATTATACTATGAAGCTTATGGTGAATGGTTTAAGATTGACCCTAATTGTATTAGTCTAGATAGTACTTTCTTCACTCTCGCAGGTAGTTTTGATTTCAGTAATTGTGTTAATTGTCGAGTTTCAGAAATAAAATATTATGAGTTAAAAGGGTGAATGAGAATGATTATAATATTAGATCATGATGAAAAAATTCTGGAATGGATAGATGATGCAGATGCTGCTGTTGAAATCACTGACACTTATGGTGGTTATAAAACATTAGATTTTGATTGTGAATTAACTAATGTGAAACATGATCAAAATCTTTATTGTCAAGGTAATAAAATATTTTTAGAGAATGTTTTGTTTGTAATCAATACTGAAGTTGAAGTTGATTATGTTGATAATTTAATAAGTTTAGAAGCTGAAGAGATTGTTTGTGAGTTAAATAATTGCGCCCCATTTTATATTAATGATCCTCTTTATCGCAGGCATGTTTCAGGCAGTACTATTATGTTAGATAAAACATTTTTAAATCTTCTTTTTGAAGGTTTTTATATTGTTGATAATACTGATTTGCCTGGTATAGATACTTCTTTGAAAATGATTAATGTTAATGGTACTATTTCAAAGTATGCATTATTGAAAGAGATTGAAGAAACTACTGGTTTAATGTTTAAATACAGTTATAGTTTAGTGGATAATAAGATTGTTAAGCATGTTAGTTTATTAAAACCGGAAAATTTTGGTGTTACACATAATAAACTTCTTGAAAGGGTTACTGTTGGTGAAAATACTGATAAGTTGGAGTATAGTAGTGATGAAACTAAAAATGCATTAGGTATAATGCCTATTGTTAAATCAGAGAATAATAGTAATGTAGATTACACGAAAATTTTAAAGCAATTTTATAATTTGGATATTAATAATGAAAAAGTAATGCCTTATTATGCGAATTATGGTGCGTTAACTAGTGATATACTTGTTGCTGCAAAAAATTTACATGAAAAAATCACTACTTTTGGTTATATTCCAGATACAATTAATATGCGTTTTTTCAATGAAGAAACTTCATTGAATATTGGTATGAGTCAATTTGTTGATATGGCTACTAAATATATTCTTAATACTGGTAGTGAGATTATTAAGTTGATTATTATTGAACCGCCATTGGTGAGTGATGGTAATAATCTTGATTGTGCTTTTAGTATTGAGGAGATTTTTGATTTAGCTATGCGTTGTCAGGAGTATATTAAAAAAGCAGGCACTGTGCCTGCTGGTATTATTACTAATCATGGAAAAGTCAATTTTCAATGGTTGATATATATCTTTGCAGAGTATTTAACTACTAAAAAGAAAGTAGTATGTAAATCTAATGAGTATCCTAATTTAAATAAGATTTTACCTTCTACTGTAGAATATAATGTAAAATATATTGTAGATGCTGAAGATTATGAGTACATGCCCTTCATGTATACTCAAAATACAAGCGAATCCAATAATCTTCCGTATAAAACGCCAATGAATCCTTTGCCTGATAAAAACATGTATGATTTAGATAATTATATTAGTGAATCATACCCTGTAATGGTGGTTACAAAAACATCTGGTGTAGAAAACATCACTATAACCATATCTAAACAAAATATTAGTCAAAACACCCCAGAATCTTTTGTAATAGGATTCAGGGATGTGAATCTAATACAGGATAATACGGATATTGAAATTGATTTCAATAAAAAAGAAATTAAATTCATGAAATTCTTTGAAACAATTGAAGAAAAAGAAATTGAAGTTACAGAGTCAGTAGCTAATACTGATGTTATAACAGTTAATATGATGCCTTCCTGTGGCTGTTGTGGGTATCCAAAAACACCATATAAACGTTTCACCAAAACATGGCAAAATTACTGTCCAGCATGTGGAAAATCAGGCACGCTCACAGATAATCCCAAAGGTGTATATGAAGGAGAAATCACTTGTAGTATGAGCAAAGGCGGTTGCGATGCAGATTACTGTGGTTACTGTGGTGGTGACAAATGGGGCGGTGGCAGATGTGAATGGAGAAAATTAACACCTGCTGAAGCAACTACAGAAACAACAAGAAAAGAGACGATTCAAGAAGTACATCAAGAATATAAAGAAGTAATTGCAAGTGATGAAAACATTGGTGGCGAGGATGAAACTAAAATACGATTAAATGATATTTTAACAGAGGGTTCACTATTAGATAGTTTATATGGGGATGTTAGTATTAAAATAGATGGTGCAACATTAAAAAGTTTAAAATGTGATTCCACTAAATTATATGAATTATCTCCATTTCCTTATGTGAAACAAAAAGGAGAAATGTTTATTTATGCTCCAATAACCTCTGCTGATTTTAATTATACTTACATGACAAATAACAATCCAAAATTAGAACCTTTTGAAACATCTGAACAAAGCGTTGAAGAGGTTCTTATTGGTTGTTGGAAGAAATTAAATGGTTCTGGTGATAATACTCAATGGTTAGATAAATCGGAAGATATTAATGTTGATTTAACTGAAGAAAAATTAGATTTTAATGCTGGGGATTTTGTTTATATAAAATTGCCAGATACTAGTGTTTTTAAGGCACAGATTGTTGAGAAAAAATATGATCCAAAAATCAAATCAGATTCCAAGTTGAAGATTGGAAATGTCTCAAGGGAGAGTGTAGCATGAGTAAATTAACAAATGCAGAAAAAGATAAACTTGATAATACATGTGGAAACTTGCGTGTTACTAAATTAGGAACACATGTAAAATCATTAGAAGATTTCGTTAATGAAATGCAATTAGACACAAGGGCAGATACTGTAGCTGAAGCTATTAATGAATTGTATAGTATGATTGTTGATAAAGATTGTGAGGCCATACAAGTACCTCCTCCAGGTTTCTTTACATTGTGGGGTAATGATGAGGATGGTAAACTTTACTGTTATTATAATGATGAGGATCATCCTCCATTGTTCCGGCATGTTGAAACACCTGGGGAGGATGAAGGTACATTATATTTGTATATTGCTGATCCTGAGGGAGACAATCATTATGAAATGGAAATTGGTCATTATATTGCTGTTAAACATTTAGAAAATTATTATACTAAAACCGAAATTCAGAATGGTTATGCTATTAAAAATCATGCTGTCAATGCAGCTACATATGGGAAAGGGACTAGTGGTGTTTTTGGTCATTTAAAAGTTGCGAATAACTTAACAACAACTAGTACTGATGCTATAGCGTTAGCTGCTGCACAAGGTACAGTTTTAAAAGAATTAATTGATGGTAAATCAGATGAGGGTCATAAACACAATAAAAATGATATTACGGACTTTCCAACGAAAGTTTCTGCATTTACAAATGATAAAGGCTATTTAACAAGCCATCAAAGTTTAGCAGACTATGCAAAAACAGCTTATGTTGATCAACAAATTGCAAATATTGAAGGAGATATAGAGGTTGATTTTGCCAGTAAAGCAGATGTGGATCATAGTCATGGTTATATTAACAAAGATGGTGTTATCAGTAATCAAAAATCAAAGAATGTTGTAACTGACAGTAATGGAAAGATTACTACTGAAGATAAATTAGTTGTTGATTCTGCTTTATCTTCAAATTCTACTAATCCTGTGCAGAATAAAAAAGTTAAAGAAGCTTTAGATTCAATTAATGGTTCGATAAGTACTAAAGTAGATAAAGTCAATGGTAAAAGTTTGTCTAGTAATGATTTTACTGATATGTTGAAGGCTAAGCTTGATGCTATTGATGAAGAAGCAAACAAATACACACATCCATCTACACACCCATCAACTATGATTGTTGAAGCATCAGCATTATCTAATATTGGGTCTGCTGCTAATGCAAATCAACATGCAGTAAATGATAAAATCAACAATGCGTTAGGTAGTATAAACAATGCGTTAGGTAGTATAAACAATGCATTAGCCGGTAAAGTAGATAAAGTCAATGGTAAAGGTTTATCTACACATGATTTCACTGATATTTTTAAATCAGAGGTCGAGAGCGTAAGTCTTCTTAGAGATAGATATATGGTGAAAAACGATATTTCTGTTAGATTAATTCGTACTAAGGCCGATGGTTCATTATACACACAAGACACAATGGAAACATTCGAAGGATCAATATTGAAAGTGAATGTTGGGGATAAATTAAATATACAAGTTACTAGTCAAAGTGGACAAAATCCAATTAATAACTTAAACGCAACATTGATAATGGGTTCTACAGTTAAACAAGTAACAACAACAAGCAATGGAAGAATACCTAATGCTGATGCCATTGGATTGAATAATGGGCAGGATGGTGTTGCACATGTAATTTTAAAAGGAGATTTAACATCACATAATAAAACATTTGATATAGTATACGTGAAATATGGAGGTGATTAAATTGGAACTGAAATTTTCAATTGAAAATCAAATAATAAAAAGAATAGATAATGAAATCTTAGTAAGCAAAACTAGAAATGCAGTAGATGCTACATTCACTTTTAATGAATTGTGGAATGATAGCGAAAAAATTGTTATATTCAGGGATGATCAAGGTAGAAGTATACGTGAATATCTAGGTAAATTAGGTGCATCTTATACTATACCTGTTCCGAGTCGTGCACTGTTTGGTCGCTATTTTAGTGTAACTGTTTATGCGGGCGACTTATTAACAACGAATACTCTGATTGTATACCTCAAAGATTCAGGATATCATCCACATCATCATAAACATCATAAACATAATCATGACTGTAATTGTGATGAGGATAAAGACATATTCATAGACATCTACGAAAAATTACATTCACGCTTTGACTCATTGGACTTTAGGGATAATAACTTGAGTTTTTACAGTGATGGTGAATTATTGTGTATTGTAAATCTTCCATTTGCTGATGAAACGACCGTAATGGCATGGATGGCAGAGGCAGATATAAAATTTGCTTCTATTGCAACAACTTTAGAAGGAAAAGCAGATAAAATCCATACACATTTATCAAATGACATCATTGATTTCAATGATAATATGGATGATAAACTTGATAGTTTCCTCAGTACTTTAACTGAGGCATTAAATAATTAAATTATAAAATAGGTGATTAAAAATGTCTGTAGACGAGAGAGAAGTACAAAACTTTAAAAATGCATTAGTTAATAGATTTGAAGCTTTAAGTAATAAGAAAAATGATATAACTGGTGATTTCACTCAAGATAATAGTAGTTATGCTACCGTACAAGCAATAAAAAGCTTTATAAGTAATCTTTTTTCAGGATTACATGCAGTCGCAACTAGTGGGGATTATGATGATCTTGAAAACACTCCTGTATTTGATTTTGTAAAACAAGCAACTGCTGAAGCAGGTTATGCATCATCTTACTATCTTACTATTGATGGAACTCAAGTAGGAGCTAAAATTAACGTTGAAAAAGACAAAATGGTAAGAAGTGGTAGTGTTGAAACTGTGGGTGCAACTCCAACTGCTGAAGAAACCGCAGCAGGACTTGTGACTGGAGATCAATATATCTTACTTGTTGTTCAAACTGTAGATAATGACGGAACCTCTAATTTAATAATACCAACGGGTGATTGGTTACAAACTGCTGATGAAACCACAATAACAGTGTCAGCAAGTGGTGTATTCAGTATTAAAGCGGGAGGAGTAACATCAACTGAATTAGCATCTAATAGTGTTACTACTGCAAAAATCGTTGATGGTAACGTGACAACTGCTAAAATTGATGCTAAAGCTGTTACTAAAGCAAAATTAGCAGATGAGGTAAGTGCACAATGGACTGCTGATGCAAACAGTGAAATAGAATCAGTATTAATCGCTGTAACTAATGCATTAAATGAGGATTAATATAAAATCCTCTTATATTTTTTTTCTGTGGGGGTGAAGTGTTATGGTTGATTCACAAATAATAGATGATTTTGCCAATGCAATTAAAAATACAAATAAGTCTGATATTACTGTTATTGAAGATATTAGTGAGATAACTAATGATGGATTATATATTTTAAAAGAAACAGAAGCCCCATCACCATTATTAAAATTAGTATTTGATGAAGGTGCATCTACTTATAGGTCTTATGCAAGAATTACAGATAATCCATCTCAAACGGGGGATTATATTTATCTTGCCGATGGAGAAACTTTAACTGTTGATTGGGGTGATGGAAATATTGTTACTTACTCAAATACAGATACATTAGAACAAGAATATTCTTTTACAACAAGTGGCGAACATACAGTTATATTTGATTTCAGTAATTGTAATATTCCTACATTTGATGATTACACTTTTGAAGATTGTGGTTATGATATAACAAAACTATACTATCCCTTTGGGGCAACAAAAATATTTAAGATGGGTATAGGGGGTCAATTGACTCTCATAGATATTCCAGTTACAGTATCAGAAATTGATGATTATTTGTATACAATAGATGATGGTTTTATTGATGTTTATTGGACTGATGCAAACGATATTCCATCTATAAGTTATATAGGGGGTGGGCAAAAAGTTAGGATTCCGAATGGTACTACTGCGATTTATGAAGCGAATAGTGATTGGAATAATAATGGAAATACAGTATTTATTGAAAGGGGTGCTTAAACAATGAGTAAATTAATAATTAAACAAGATACTGAACAATTGACGGTTCTTGATGAATCTGAAACATTGAATAAAGAAAATACATCTACTGCGACTTTTACTATCACTTATGCTGATGATACAACAGAAGATGTAGAAGTGGTTATAATACCAAATAATAGTAGTGGGGCTTGA